ACTGCTACTACTAATGTTGTTACTTTTGCTGATGTTGTTGATGCTATTGCTCTCTTCAACACAGAAGATGAATCTGGTTTATACATGCTTGTTTCTCCTGCTGATTTAGCTGTTCTTAGAAAGAGCCTTGCAGATGAACTCAAGTATGTTGAAGCATATGTAAGAACAGGTTACATCGGTTCTGTATGCGGCGTTCCTGTATATGTTTCTAAGGCAGTTCCAGCTCACACAATCTTCATCGCTTCTAAAGAGGCTGTAACAGTCTTCACAAAGAAGGGTTCTGAGATTGAGCAGGAAAGAGATGCAAACCTCAGAAAGAACACTATCTATGGTCGTAAAGTATCTTTAGTTGCTCTTACAGATGGTACAAAAGCTGTAAAGATTAATATCAAGCAGTCATAAGCAATATAGAAGGAGTTAAGCTATGTTAGATAAAATTAAATTATTACTTGGCTTAACTACAGATGATAAGGACGAGTTAATTCTCGCCCTTATCTCTATCTGTAAAGACCAAGCAACTACTTATTGTAATTTAGAAGAATATTCTGAAAAACTTAATTCCTCTGTTATTGAAATGGTTATTGAGAGATATAATCGCATAGGAACAGAAGGAGTCAATATGACTGCATCTTCTGGAGTGAGAGAAGAATTTTATTCAGGATACTCAGACAATGTTCTTAGAAATCTAAGAAAATACAGAAAGGTTAAGTGTGTTTAATTATGGTAATTAGAGATAAAATCACTAAGATAACATCAGACAAGATTTCTGATGGTATGGGCGGTTTTGACTCTCAATCTGAAACACTTACCGATATTGAGTGTAAGGCTTCCTTGAATACGAGTCCAGAAGTAGCCGCCGCATTTGGTCTGTCTAGAGAACAAGTGCTTTATGTGGTGACTAAAGAAGAGCTTGACAAGGAAGCCTTTTACTTGTTTAATGACATGAAATTTTCATTAAGGTTTCAGACTAAGAATAACCGCTTTTATTTCTCTACTCTAATAGAAGTTAAGAAAGGAGAGGAATAATGTTCACAATAGATAAAGATAGTAATGCAATGACTATTATTAAGAAGGACACTGCTACTATTTCTCTTTCTCTTGAGAATTACAATCTTGTAGATGGAGATGTTGTTAAATTTACAGTTGCTACTAAACTTGAATCTCAGACTCCTGTTATTAGCAAAGAGATTACCGCTTTTACAGATGGTGCGGCGGTCATTAGTTTAACAACAACAGATACAAACATTACAGAAGGCTCTTACTTCTATGATATACAGATTTCAACAAGAGATGGAATAGTTGATACAGTGGTGGGTCCCGCCAAGTTTGTAGTAAAGGGAGGAGTAACGTACTAATGGATAATATTAAAGGTAATATAAATTCCATTGGTAATCTTTCTCCTATTGTTAAAAGTTCTGATTCTCTTGTCGCAAAAATGAGTGCGGCGGGTGGTGGTTCTCAAGGCCCAGCTGGTGAATCTGCATATGAGATTGCAGTAAGAAATGGGTTTGTCGGAACTGAATCAGAATGGCTCGATTCCTTAGTAGGTCCCGCTGGACCTCAAGGTATCCAAGGAATACAAGGCATCCAAGGAGAAACGGGTCCAAGGGGTGATACTGGACCTCAAGGACCTCAAGGAGAAAAGGGTGCCGATGGAACAATGACATTTGAAGACCTTACTCCAGAACAAAAGGCATCATTAAAAGGCGATAAAGGAGATAAGGGTGACAAAGGCGATAAAGGTGATAAGGGAGATACGGGTGAAGCTGGTCCTCAAGGAGTACAAGGTATCCAAGGTCCAAAGGGTGATAAAGGCGACACTGGAGAACAAGGACCTCAGGGTATTCAAGGTGTAGCTGGAACAAACGGTACAAATGGTACAGACGGCTATACCCCTGTTAGAGGAACTGATTATTGGACTCAAGCAGACCAGCAAGCAATAATAAACGCGGTACTAACTGCCCTTCCCGCCGCAGAAAGTGTGAGTGTATGAGTAAATATTCAATAGATTCTACTACTCTTACTTCTATTGGTGATGCAATAAGAACAAAAGAAGGAACATCAGCGGCAATACCTGTTAGTGATTTTGCTGCTAGGATTACTAATCTTCCTTCTGGCGGCGGTGGGGATGACTCTAGTATATGTAACTTGCCTTATAGCCTAATTATAAATTCTGTAGCAGGACAAACTAAAATCATTGGAAGTAGTTATCAGAATTATGGTGCTATTGTAATTCCATATTCTGTTTGGAGTAAATTTAGTTCAATTAATTTTAATTATTCTATATATACTAGTTCACAACCTAGGTATGACGTGTATCCTTGTCAAATACGAGCATTAATTGGTTGGGTAACTTATGATGAAAGTAGGGCTTGGCAAGCTGCATATCAAGGTTTTTCAGGATACTCTAGTGATGATATAGTAGCAACTCTCATATCAGATTGTGAAGGTACCGTTTCATCTACTTATAATCTTGATTGTACTAACTTAACACCGCCCTCAGATACTAAAAAAGATTTAGCAATTTTAGTACAACTTAGAAAGAAACCTAGTACCAACTATGACTCTCATATGTTCTATATAAAGGTAGGAAACTTTGAGGGGGTTAAAGCATGATATATTTTAAATTAAATGATGATTATTGCTCTGCGGAATACATAAATGAACAACTTGCAGAACAAGTAACGTATATAACAAAAGAAGAGTTTGAAGAAGGTTCAAATAGACGTTTCTTAGACTTTTTATTAGAAATAAGACCTGAGGAAGAACAGTAAGCGGGTTTCCGCTTACTTCTTTCTTTTGTTAGGAGGTAAATATGGGATTAAGAGTTAGCTTTTCAGTTACAGACTTGGGTTATCCTTTAGCAACCCCTAATCTTCAAATACCTATTAATTATAGTACCGCCGCAGAAACATTTGTAAGAGTTTTCCTAGATACCGCACAAAGCCTAGTTCCTGTCAGAACAGGTAATTTGATGAATTCTATTATGGCTGAATCAAACGGGTCTGATGTTTTATGTTATACAGATTGTGAATATGCTCAATATGTTGAATATGGAACGTGGAAACAAGATGCTCAACCATATTTTGAACCAGCCTTAGAAGAAGCAATGTCTGAAGCAAAAATTGAAATGGACACTCTTTATCATGCGGCTTTACAAACAGAACAAGAGGAAATAGAAAAGCAACAAGAAGAAGCTGAAACTCAGGCGGAAATGATGGCTGAAGAAATGGGATTCTTTGGACAAATGTTTTTACAGGCTATAGCTTCTATGATTGTAGGATTTTTTATGGGGTTATTAAAGATATTGCATGAGGCAATGAACGGCGGCGATAAAGATGTTTCCGTTTCTATGATGATGTCTCATGTTCATGTAGAAACTTATGATTAAAGGAGTGAAGTTATGAACTTAGAAATTAAAAAGAAATTTTACGATATACTCACTTCTAACTTAGGCTATACAGTTTGTGATACTCCAGTTGAAAGTAGAGTTCGTTTTCCAATAGTTAGATTGCGTTTGGGAAATATAACACGAGATACTTTTCAAGGTAACTTCATGTATTGTTACAGTTATTATATAGATATTTTCTCTAATTATAATGGAGAGAAAGAAATACTCTTAATGGAAGAAGCTATATATAACGAGATGCAACATTTATACGAGGTGGATGGAGTAACTTATGCAAGAGAGGAATCATTCAAGATAATGGATGATAAGAGCCTCGGTCCAGTTAGAAAGCATGGGATAATTAAATACACAGTATATAGTAATGGTGCAATAAAGGAGGAGTAAAATGCCAAGAGTAATAAAACCCGCCGCAAAAGGTGTGGATGCAATTATTTATTTAGGTTCTACTCCTTTAGCTGGACAAAAGAATGCTAAACTTAATAGACAAACAAAAGTAGTAGATGTAACTAATGAGATTGAGAAGGACTGGTCTAGAAGCCTTCCCGCAACAAAAAGTTGGTCTGTTACTTGCTCTGGAATGTTTATTAAGGATTCACAAGCCTTTTCAATATTAGAAAATGCTTATGTAAATGGTACTCTCTTATCAATAGAATTAAGAGGTGCTGAAGGAGTATATGCGGGTTCCGCATACTTAACACAATTCCCGCTTAGTACGAGCTTTAGTGATACATTCACTTATTCTCTTACTTTTGTTGGTAGTGGAGCCTTGGAGCTAAATGACGAATAAGGAAAAGGAGTTATATCGTCTTGCGGTTGGTGAGATGGGTATAGCTCCTTCTGAATTTAAAACCATGACAGAAGAAGAAGTAACACTTGCTTATGAAGGGTTCTTAAAGAACAAAGCAAATCAATTTAATCTTCTTCTCTTGGTTTTAAAGAAATATAGGGAGGAAGATTTCTCAGAGATTTCATTCTTTGAACAGAGCGGGGTTCAGGTATCTACAAGAGAAGAAAGAGAGAAAACCTTCCAAGACTTGAATATATAAATTGAAAGGAGACAATTATGGATTTAGAACAGCTTATATCTTCTTTTCAATCTACTATTACTAAAGGTTTAAGTGCGGCAATGGCTAGTTCTTCAGAGGAACCGGCCGCCGCACTCCCTAAACCAAAGATACCTAAAGTAAAAGAAAAAGATCCTATGAATGAAATAGGATTAGCAATCAAAAGGAGATAATATATGAGAATAAATAATATTGAAATCTCAAACTATTCTGCTGAATTGATTGATAGACAGGTATCAACTCAGAATATTGATAGCATAACTAATTGGTATGCGGGAACCAATGAAGGTAATTTACTAAGACAGCAAAATGATTTTAAATCTATTTTGCTTACATTTTTAGTAACTGAAACTACAGAGGACGCCGCATACAAGAAAATTAGTGCTTTAACAGAAGAATTAAGACAATGTCAGATAAAATTTGATGATATTAACTTACTCTTCTCTTGTTACTTAGATGGTTCTGTTACTCCTGTTAGAGTTCAGAATTCAGTCTTTAAAGTAACTTATTTGTTAAAGAATGATTGGGCAGTCGGTGATTCCGTTACTCTTGATTTCCCTTTAACAACAGCACAAGTTAAAAAGATTGATGTTAGATATGCTATAAACTGGGGAAGTACAATCAATCATTATACAGATTGCTTTGATTTAGAAACTGAAATGCTTGAAACAATAGCAAATGAAACAGTCTATATTGATAAGACTGCTATAGCGGGCGCCACATCTAAAGCATTAGATTGGACATCTCTTTTCCTCTTGTTAGGAGTAGATGTTAATAAGTATAAACCAAGCCGCGGGAATACCTTATATGGATTTCCTTGGATTACTACTACTTTTGATAGA